CTGTAGGCCGGAGCCGATTAGACCCGGCTCGGGAACCAGGTCGACACTGTTTGCCCTGTGGTATTCCATTGTGAGTACGTTACCTTGAGCGTCTTTGCTCCCGGCAACGCTGATGCTTGCACCGACGAGAGGCCCAAGTTCTTCCAGAACCTCTGCCCACTTTCTTGTTGCGGGCTTGAGGTCTGCGAACAGGGCGCTCTCCTCTTCAGACCAATAAGCGCCATCATAGGTGCCCACCAGGTCGCGCAAACTACGATCCTGCGGCTTAGCGTGCCCTAGAAACGCTTTAGTACCAGCCGGAATAGCAACGGGCCCATATTCTCGCAAAACGTTCAGGCGAATAGTACGCCGCTGGAACCTTGGCCGGGTGTGGCAATTTTGACGCGCCAACGCTTGCCACCAGTTTTGACTGGAGCGGTAGCAACCTGCTCGGAAAGGATCACGCTCATGGTATTTACAATCATACCATTAGCGGTTTACGGCTAACGTTTATGCGCCATCCTTTAGGCTCTCAGCAACATTCTCAAACCGCTCCACTAATTGCCGCATTTCATCTACCTGCATTTGCGTGAAAGCGTTTGACAGAATATCGGTACGCATGTCGTTTGCGCCAACATCGTTTCCGCCAGAATTGTTGCTATGGCCCTGATCCGGCGATGCGGCCTGAACTTTCATGTCAGTGTCAACATCTTTACGCGGCAACGACTCCGTGTTATTCGGCAACATGACGCCTTCAGGAGCTTCCGCGTGTAGTGGCGCCACGTCGAGAATGTCGAGAATGTTGGAGCGGCCCTCATCGGGGTGAAGCAAGCCAGTACCCCACGCGATGACGGAACGTTGCATCTCACGGTACGGGTCAGGTTCTTGAATCGGGTCAAACCACATCTTCGGCGGCGCAAGGCCGAAAGCGGAAAACACTTCCCGATAAAACTCAACCCACTCGTCTTGCCGGAACCGCATCGCATTGATAGTTGACGGCGTAAGCGACTGTGCCGCACCATACGACGAACCTGCCGCCGCTGAATCGGATAGTAGTTCAATGTTCGGCACATCGAGCGCCGCCGCCATCATTGCCGCAACAGGACGTGCAGACGTGAAATCGTAACCTTTGCCCGCAGTGTTGATCGCCTGCAAGTCTTGACCGTCAGACATCACCGCAGTCTGACCATGCCCGGTAGCGTTTTTCACTTTCGCCGACGTAGATGTAACGCTTTTACCGCTTCTAGTGGTGATCTTATACAACATTTTCGACAGCGCCTCATTGACGACGCGCCCGTAGCGCATAATCTCCGAATACGCTTCATACCAGGGGAGCGCGGCAATCGAATCAGGCAAACCCATCGGCCAACCCGTTTGACGGTTAAAACGTTTCACTACTGCCGTCACGTTTGCCGCTACGGGAACACGCTCGTTGTTGACCGTGATACTCGCTTGGCGGGCACCCGTGAACTTGTTAGTGTAAAACCATTCTTTACGCACTTTACCCGGTTCAGCCCCCGGCCATGTGCGCTGAATCGCCCACACTTCGTCAGAGAAATCCGGGTTGAAACGTATATCGCTCACTTGTTCTAACGGGAACGACCGCACTTCATCGAGCGCCGTGAAACACAAGACGATACGAATACCATCCGTATACGCACACCGTTCCATTTCAGAATGCGCTGACGCGCTAAACAAGTTGTCTTGATTTATTTGCCGTTCAAAAAAACGCCGCAGGCGAGTTGGTGCCCCCGCCCTGTTGCTCGGCTCCACGCCTTCAATGTGGATGCCTTTCGCCCACACGTACCCTCGACGCAGGTTCACACCGCGCTGCATGAGACTACCGCCCACCACGTAAGGCCGGATAGTTTCTGAAATGTCTTTCACTTCATCTAGTGTCAAGCCTTCAGAATGGTCGTTTCCGAGTACACCTGAAATTAGTGTCCAGCCGCGATCTTCAAACGCAAGCGAACGCCGCACATTGTCGAGACTTTCACGCAAATCCTCGTTTTCGATGCGTAAAGCGTCAAACTGTTCTTCAATGGCTTTGAAAGGCGTCGATTCGGGCATGAAAACCATTCTATCGCACCTACATGGGCCAACCTTCAGAGGTGATTAGATCGTGGAAACCAAAATCTGGGATTTCTTCAGGATCAATGACGGCAATGCCCCCTTCGGGCGCTAAAAGCGCCGTGTGGTCAAGCGCCGAATAGATCACTGCATCCAGCCGGTCTGGGCTGCCGCCAATTGCGGAACGCATTTCTTCTTTAGGCGTAATCTGGATCGCACCACGCTGATTGAACTTATACGTTATAGCAATCAGTTCATCCCGCAACTTTTTGTCATCATAGTCAAGGTCAATGTCGCCTTTCAACATGAGTTCACGCAAACTGTCGTGGGCATACGCACGCATATTCGACCAACGCGCATTATCTGGCGAACGATACCCGCCGTCAATAGCAACCACGTCATACACTCGGTCGTCAAATTCGGCCAGCGTTGTGAGCATGTCGTAAACCGCACCACCGATACCGGAAGCGTCAATCTGCACCCGCTCCGCCATCACTGACTGTGCGTGCTCGTGGATACGTCTTGCCGAATCAACCGTGTCTGCCTTACCCCACTCGTCTAGTAGGCGAATATGCCCGTTCCGGTTACACATGATGATCGACTCGTCTTCACCCCAACGTGCCACATCCACACCAAGGGTTGGCCGAACCGCAAGGTCTTCTTCGATCTCCGTATCGTGCGCTTTGTCGATAACGTGCTGCCCGAAAAACGTGTTATCTGCTTCGCCGGGGAATTCTCCTAGAACTTTCGACATCCAGCGGGCGTCGCCTTCGCCCCATGCGCGCCGCTTGTGCTCAACCCATTCTTGGCTGGTCAGCGATTTGAGAAAGTTTTCTTCGCGAATTGGGTCGTCGTAGACTTTTTCGCCCGTAAACGTGGGCAGGTCGAAACTGGAAATTGTCTGAAGGTTCCAATCCGCCATCAGTCGGGGATCGGTGAAAATGCGGTGAAATTCAGTTCCGCGACGGTCGGGGTTTCCGATAATGAGAGCTTTAGAATATTCCCCCGTCATGACAGCTTCCATGCCCGTGTAAAGGTCTGGGTGGACTCCGCCAGCTTCGTCTAGGAACACTCCCGTTCGCAGTTTTCGCGTTCCCTGAAAAACGCTTACAACGTCGGTGCCATCGGAGGGTTTCCTGCCAAAAGCCAGGAACTCCTTTTTGCCCGTATGTGGGTTGGGGAACTTCCACGTCAGCTGCTCGCTAATTTCACCCACGAGGGGGCGACCCAAAACCTGCGCCGAAGCGTAGTTTGTCTTTAGATACGCAAAAATGACTTTCTCAATCTGCGAAATAGTCGGCGCTGAAATGATTGCCAACGATTCACTGGGCGGAAACACGCTAACCCACCATGTAATGAGGTCGGCCATTACTGCTGAATTGTGAGTAGGCACCATTTGCTTACCCAGAAGGAAAAGATGGCGCGGAGAATCAACCTCAATACACTGGGTTGGGATTTTCGTATCCAGCAGTTCAATCGAAGTAATAACGCGCGCAGTGTGGCGGCTTGCCTGAGCGCCGGGTTTCTTCCACCTGTCAGCCTTCCGCTTTATGTAAAAAGGGTTCACGTTTGGGCGGAAAGTAATCCGATACCTAGTGGAAGTGACGCGACCATACAACTTGGCATCGGAGGCGTTGATCCTAGCCATCCACCCCAACGAGTTGACCAACTCAACCAAATCGTAGGCAAGCGTCTTATCGCAAAGATCAATCTGAACTCGACCGTTTGGAGCGACAGTACCATCGGTATCCATCAGGCCGCGAAGCAATTCGACCCTTTGGGCGCGAGAGGCGCGAAGGTAAACAGTTGGGATATGCTTCCTTCCGATAAGCCCCAACCGGCGCATCCTATTACCCAGCCTTGCCGTGTCGTAACGTGAGCCGCGCCCACCGGTCATACTCCAGCCGTACTTAGTACCCTTTATGCGCCTTAGATGCTCAGTTTCCGAAATGCGATCAAGAATCTCACGATCATCTGGATGGCAGGTTATGTTTGCCGCAGAAGTAGTCCCGTCTCCCAGCCACGCCCCCAGCACGTAAGGGTCTACGAGTAATTCAGCATCTGGCATCTCTAGCGGCATCGCCGTCGGGATTCTCCACCTAAGCTGACCTCCGGCTGTGACAGTACCCAATTCCGCCATTTGTCGGGTTTCAAGAGTTTTCGTGTGGCCCCAGTGGACTCTCCAATCTTCTACGCCGCCACGGATGCCGACACGCTTGCGCTCGGAAAGGTCAAGAACATTCCACTCGTGCTCACCATTTACAACCACACTTGTTCCGTCGCTGAAAGAAACGCTATAAGAGTCAAGATTCCAAATTGGTGACTTCGCCATCACCCTAGTTGGCTGCCCCATCTCGTCAAATACGTAATCGCCAACAGAAAGGCCACCGATGGTCGACCAGCCGCCCGGTGTGGCGACCGGAGTGTCAAGCGCCGCCGCCTTTCCGCAGCCGTTGGCCGACTTGATCGCAGTTCTCGGGTTCTGCAAAAAAGAGTGTGCGATTTCTGCTTGACGAGAATACCAGCGCTTGTCGAGAACATCACCCAACCACGCTTCGGGGTCTGTCTGATAGATACGCGCTTTAGACTTCTTTTCAAGCTCGTCAAAGACAAGCGAGGCTACGCCTTGAAACACTATGCGCGACCCTCGTCATATTCAGCAGAAACCACCATCAGGCTTTCCCTAAACTGGTCTTCTAGAACTTTTCGATCCGCGTCGGGAAAAGTTTTCGACAACGCGCCCATCGCGTGATAAAAAGACTTCTCCACAATCTCCACCATCACCCGCGCCTGGGCATTTTCTACCCGCTCAATGTCGGCATCAATTTTCGCAGACTGCCGCTCCAACTGATCAAACGCCAACTTAATCGCATTGATATACGCCGTCGTAATCAACGCATCATGGCCCGATTCGGCC